GCGTAAATTGGAACGAGGAGGATGACGAATATCATAAGGTAACTGATGATAATAAGGCTCTCTATGGGGAGCTTACGGCATCGAATATCTCGTCATATAAGGATAGGATTGTATATCTGCCGAAGATTGATACGAGTGGGGTGACGAGTATGGAAAATTTTTTCCAAAAATGCTTCGCTATGGTCGCTATTCCAAAGTTAGATACGAGCAATGTGACAAATATGAATGGTATATTCAAAGAGTGCCACTTACTAACCTCTATTCCGAGTATGGATACGAGCAATGTGACAAATATGAATAATATGTTTTACAAGTGCTACTCACTAACCTCTCTTCCGAGTATGGATACGAGCAATGTGATGTATATGGGTGACACATTCTCATTTTGCCACTCACTAACCTCTCTTCCGAGTATGGATACGAGCAATGTGATTAGTATGAATACTATAGTCGCAAATTGCACCGCTCTTACGACTATTCCTATGCTTGATATAAGTAATGCTTGGGAATATATGACTGGGTCATTCAATTTTTGCGTCTCTTTGACCAACTTTAACTTCAAGGGGGTCAAGAAAAACTTCGAGTTGAAATATGCGCAATTAATGACCAAAGACTCTTTGCTCTACCTCATCAACAACGAGGTTTCATCGGGTCGTATAATAATCACATTGGCAGGTTACGCCTACATTCGTTTGGCAACCGACCCCGACATTGTAGCGGCATTGGCAAATCATCCTAACATTTCATTAGCAAAGTAATATGAAAGAGATTAAAGCAAGAAAAGGTTACTACCTTACACAAGTAGGCAATGTAGGCACAGCACGAGTCTATATCACTGCTATCAAGGGAGCAAATATCAACGAAGAAGATTGGCGAGAGGCTACCGAAGCCGAGAAAATCGGCTACGAGGAGGAGGAAGCTAAGAACGAAGAAGAGGATAAAAATGAAGAGTAAAACGAATTAATACTAACGGCTGTGAAAATTATCGAAAACAAAATCATCCCATTTAAGGGTTTCAGACTGATGAATATTCTCGGTTTGGTATTTTCACGTGTTGCAGAGAAGTATATAACACTTGTCGAGAAGCGTCACGAGCAAACTCATACCTTTCAACAGTATGAACTATTGTGCATAGGCGCCGTCGTAAGTCTAATCTTCTGCAATATTTACCAGAGCTGGTGGTATTTGTTAGGAGTAATCCTCATTCCCTTTATTATCTATGTTATGGCGTGGCTCTTGGAAATAGTGCTACCACCATATCATAATGTGAAGGAATGTTTTGCCGGTAAGACATTATGGGGCAAGATTAACGCTATTCCAGAATGGCTTGTCAAGATGTGGAATGATGCCTATCGAGACAACTGCTTTGAGCGCGAAGCCTACGCTAACGAGCGTAATGTAAACTATTTTGCAACACGACATTGGTGTGGATTTGTCGGTTATATACTTAAAAAATCCGAGAGAAAAAACTAATAAAAAGAGAGCCCACCTATTATTAAGTGGGCTCTAATTTTATACGCAGAGAGTAGATGAATTACATTTTAGACTCCTTAGCTTTTTCCTTAGCGAGCAATTCATCTAATGTAACCACTACGGGGCAATCGTGAATATCCGCAGGCCAAGGACATCTGTACGCAGAGTTTAGTGCGCATTCCTTAATGGCAATGTTTTTATTAATTTCGCTAAACTGCTTGCTCGTATCTTCTTTATACTTGTCAAACTTAGCAAACCATTCTTCTCGCTCAGTCTTTAAGGCTTGTATTTCGTCAACGTGCTTTTGATTCTCTGCTCGGGTCCACTCTTGAACCTCGTCAAAGAACTTCTTAAAAGTTTCGGCATGGATAGATGTGTTATTTGCCTTAGCATTATATAATGATATAAGACCCGCGACAGCGCCTCCACCGAGCGCCCCCAATATAACTTCTATAAAACTCATCTTATTGCGTATTAGCGTTATTTACTGGATTAGTCTCTGCATTGCGAATATTATCAGCAGCTTCTCTCTTTAAGCGCATAATTTCGTCGGGTGTGCTTATGGTATTTTTCTCGGTACCTGTTTCCCTTGAAATAAGTCCAGCGCCGGACAAAGTTACAAGCATTTGATTATACTCGGAATCATTGCGAGGCATCCAAACCTTGAATTTAGCGCTAATATCTAAGCCTTCGAAGTCAGTGACGGCATAATCGTCTTTACCCAATGCCACCAACTCCTTGGCTAAACCTTCCTTAAACAATCGAGCCATCTTGTCTGCTACATTCTGCCACTCAATAACTCCTTGCAAAGCGTTTTCAATATCCAAAGATTGTGTAAGCATAATAGCTTGTGCCGAAATATCACCAGAACTATTCACATCCTTTGGCAATAAGAATGTTGTACCAGAACCCTTTTGGATAGTCTCTTCCATTAAATTGAGGGTATCAATCATGTTCTGAGGAGAAGGTGGGGCCTTAAAGTCTGCCGAACCATTACCATCAATAGAAGTATCGTTAAGCACGATGGCTCCAGCAATTTTCTTTGCGGTATCGTTAAACTTTCCCTTGATATACAAGATGCCCCAACCGTGTCGTTTCTGTATTACGAGGAAGATGTTGTAAATAATCTCATAAACCTCAATAATGCTTTGAACATTATCCCAAGCAACCTTACCTCGTTTTGTAACCAGTGGTATCTCGCTAAATCCGTGCGCTTTTTTATCCTCTTGCGTCCAATCAGCCGATTCCCCGTCAAACTCTCTCTTATGGCGGTACATATATGTGTCATCATAAGAGTCAATATACTCGGCATTGTTGTCTTGATAGTAAACACTCTCAAGAATCCTATCTCCATTCTCGTCGTCATGCGAGCATAGCACATAACCATCCTCGTAACAAAGCAGACGGCTTTTAATTCGCCCCTTGTGGTCGCGATAAAATAGCAATCCAGCGTCGCCCATAGATTTCTGTGCGCTAACCATTTTGGTGCGCATACCATCTTGGTTGCGAAGATTCCAATACTTTTTGAATGTTATAAAATCCTTATTCTGCTTTTCAGTAGGAGTCGCATTGAGCAATGTAAATTGCATGGGATTACCACACAAATGCAATACTTGCTTATCTCGAATATTGCGCTGATACGACACAGCCATACGCTTATACTCAATATCCATATATTGGCCATTATTGAGTTTCATTGTGATACTTGGTATATTCTCATCGAACAATACCTTGTGGCTCTGAGGATATAGCTCCTCCAAAAATTCTGCTTGCGACACTACATTGAATTTTACGCGAGGAAGCGCAGCTGGTATGCGCTCATTTGAGTAAGCCGAAGTTATAGTTTTCCCCTCGTCCCATTTTGATACACCGCGCTTAAACGGAGCTTTCGTTCTTAACTTTTCAGGCTCTGCGAGTAATGCGGCAATTTGTTCTTGAACAGTCATTTTACTAAGTGATTTTTGATAATGTACAATTATAGTTGTTATACCATTGAGTACCAAATAATAATCTATATTATTATTACATAGTGCGATAATTACTCTTCTTTCGTAGGCTTTTCGATTAGTCCCCAATGTTCCATTGCATACTCTTTTGTTTGGAGCCAGCATTCTTTCTGAGTGTGTGGGCAAACAGTGTTGAACTTTGGTTGGACGAAGATAATTTGAGCGGCCGAATCTTCGCTTACTGCAAACTTGTCATTTAGTTTGGTGCGAATATCGACCTTCAATTTAGCCGCATCTTTATACTCAATTATGCCCATTTCCAACTTCTCATCCACGTCGTCAAGCATCTTAATCAACTCCGCTTTGTTCTCCGCAAAGGTTATATCTGTTTCCGTAGGCACCCCTTCTAATAGGGTAGCCTTGCCTCCCAGCAGTCTATGCTCAGCTATGTATTTTTCAATAGCTTTAACCTTCGCGCTTTTATTGTAGTTACCTATAATGATGTCTGAAGCATCAGTCTCGAATATAGCCTTATATGCTAATACGGGGTCGTCAAATATATTTTTTAGCGTGCAATATGCAACATCTCGAAATCGAACATCATGCCCATCTTGCAAGCATACTTCTTGTATTTTCCTTACTTGGTCTTTGGAAATCTTCATTTTATATTTGTTTTTTTGTAAAATATTATTACATTTGCAGTGTGAACAGTTGAAAAACATCTCATAATGTTTTTGTTAAAAGGTTAAAGGAGAGTATGACGGATTTACCGCCATACTTTTTTTATGCCCAAGTACTGTCGTCGTAGATGCTTTCTGGGCCATGTCCAATATCTTCTGTTGGGTACTCTTCTTGTACGCCATACATTAATTCTTCACCATATTCGACATCGAGCACTGGTAACATACGCATACTACAAGCGTCAAGCAAGTCCATAGAACGATTCTTGCCCAGCATGCGGTTCATCTGTTTTTTAGACAATAGCTGTTTCTTGCCATTAACACCCTCATCAAATCGGACCACTGA